CTCGGCTCACCATCTGGCTCTTCTCCGCGCCCGCCGAACCGCCCAAGTAACCTCACTCTTTTTCCTTTCTTCTTCATTCTCTCTGTGGTATGATTGTACCTATGAGAGACCCCAATAGGATTCCGCGTATCATCGCCCTCCTCACGGAGTACTGGCAGCGAGCGCCAGACCTCAGGCTCGGGCAGATCATCATGAACTTCACCCCGTCCCGTGGGGTGTGCGACTGCCCCACGTTCTCGAAACGGGGCTTCCACGACATCGAATGCTCCACCTTCGATCGAGACCCCTACAATTGGGAGGACGACCACTGGGAAAAAGCGCTGCAGCAGGCGTTGGCCGAGATCGGCCACCCGTGAGGACGGAGCCGTGGTGGGTGTGCAGATGTGGAGTCGCGGTGGCGAAGGTGGGCAAGAGCATCCGCTCTGCCCACGTGACGCATGCCAAGACCTGCTCGCAGCCAGGCTACGCGATCAAGCAGCTGCCCCAGAAACGTAGAACAAAGTAGTGTACACCTGAAGGATCTTGGGATAGAATGTAATTTCAATTGGATATGGAGAACCCAATGACACTGTCACTGGTCAAGCCCGACGAGAAGACGGAACTCCTCTCCTCGGTCCGCGTCCCCGAGAAGTTCTACACTCGGCTCAAGTCCGGCAACGACATCATCGATGCCATGTTCGGCGGGGACGACATGCCCGGAGTTCTGCCTGGGGCCTGCGTCATGTGCACCGGCACCCCGGGAGCTGGCAAGACCACGTTCATGCTCCAGCTGGCGGACTCCCTCTCCATCCACGAGGGGCGGGTGTTGCTCTACAACGCCAACGAAGAGAGCAAGCCGATGGTCAAGCTGGCCGCGGACCGCATCAAGATCAAGGGGGCGTTCCAGATCAAGCAGCTCCACGACGTGGACCAGCTGGTCAAGTACGTCCTGGACGAGGGCATCGAGGTGCTGGTCCAGGACTCGCTCCAGACCCTCTCGGACGGCCAGCTCTCGGGACAGCGGCTCCTGAAGTCCGTCTGCCGCAAGCTGGTCCGGCTCTCGAAGGACCACGATGTGACCGTCTTCGTGGTCGGCCAGGTCACCAAGTCCGGCCACGCGGCCGGCCCGATGGCGCTGGTCCACGAGGTGGACGTCCACATGCACCTGAGCCGGGACAAGGAGAGCGGCAACCGGGTGCTCTCCCTCGAGAAGAACCGCTTCGGTCCGGCCGGCATCCCGTACGAGTTCATGCTCTCGGCCCACGGTCTGGACTTCAAGCCGGCGGAGAACCCGACCGCGGGTCAGTCCAGCTCGGAGCCGACGGTCAGCCGGCAGGTGGAGCGGAAGCAGGAGGTCATGAAGATCATCCGCTCGAAGCTCGAGGCCGGAGAGATGCTGTCGGGCTACTGCTTCGAGAGGCTCGGGGTGGACTGCTCGGGCGGCTACTGGAGGGGGATGCTCCGTCTGGTGGTCGAGCAGATGAAGAAGGAAGGACGCGCGGTGGGCGAGGCCCGCGTGGACGGACGGCTGCACAACTTCCTCGAGAAGGCGGTGGCCTGATGTTCAATCTCATCCTGCTCGGAGTGTTCGTCTGGGGAGTCGTGGAGGTCCTGACGGGGCTCCGCATCCTGATGTACGTCCCCCTCATCCTGCTGGCCAAGTGCTTCGCCAAGCCCATCCAGATCGGGTACACGCCCGAGGTCCTGAAGCGGATGGACCGGGAGGCCAAGCGGCGGGACAAGGACGAACACGGCATCCCCTACCTCTAGATCACCCGCCGTCCCTTGCCGTCATACACGAGCACCAACATGGTGTAGCCACTCATCCGCGCCCAGGACCACTTGGCGGTGTTCTTGCGCTTGTTCCGGGCCATGGTGTAGGGGGACTTGATCTCGACCATCGTGTTGGTCTTCGGGATGTAGAAGTCGGGGTAGTACGTGTGCCAGCGCTTGCCGATCTTGTACCTGATGGGCGGGGCGGGGACCACCACGTCGTGGACCGTCAGCCCGAAGCGTTCCAGGTCCTTCAGGAAGAAGGGTTCGTAGCCCTGTACCCGGAACTTCTTGCCTTCGACGACGACGTTCTTGAACCTATACTTGTAGCGGCGCTTCTTCTTCACAGCAATAAGTAGTGTACTTCAGGTAGACTCCGTGATAGATTAGAACCATGGAAAAAAAGGAAGTGGTGATCGAGGTTGGAATGGGCGCGACGCTGTGCGGCTGGACGGACAAGACTCCGGCCACGGTGATCGAGGTCCATGACACCTGGTTCAGGGTGCGTGAGGACAGCTACAAGCGCATCGACAAGAACGGGATGAGCGAGTCCCAGGAGTACGAGTACTCGCCGAACCCGGAGGGGGCGACGTACACCTTCACCAAGCGCAAGAACGGGCGCTGGGTCCAGAAGGGGTGCGCCATGGGCAAGGGCACGAAGGTCTCCGTCGGAGTCCGTCGGGCCTGGTACGACTTCAGCTTCTAAAGGAGACCACATGGCGAAGCTCTGGATGGGGACGCGTCCCTGCACCTGCGACATCTGCGGGGGACGGATCACGAAGACGTTCATCGACGGCAAGACCAAGATGGGTCCCTGGGGGATCATGTGCAAGGCCTGCCACAAGTCCAAGGGCGTCGGCCTGGGGACTGGCCTGGGCCAACGGTACGAGCTCAAGGAAGCCGAGTTCGTCAAGGTGGAGGGCTAGATGGAACGCAAGGTCCCGAAGGGTGAGGTGCCCGCCGTGGTCCTCATCAACCCGAACTTCAGCCACAACGTGGGTGCCGCCCTCCGTGGCTGCTCCTGCTTCGACGCCAAGCAGCTCTGGTGGACGGGGAAGCGGGTCCAGATCGACCTGAACTCGGGCGAGCGCCTGAAGCGGGAAGAGCGGATGAAGGGCTACAAGAACGTGGTCTGGACGAACCACGACCGTCCGCTGGACCAGTTCCCGGCGGGTGTGGTACCGGTGGTCGTGGAGCTCCTGGCCACCAGCGAGCCGCTGACCACGTTCGTCCACCCTGAGAACGCAGTCTACATCTTCGGGCCCGAGGACGGGGACGTGCCGGTCTCTATCCGGACGCTGGCCCACCGCTTCGTCTTCATCCCCAGCCGCCACTGCCTGAACCTCTCGGCGGCGGTGAACGTGGTGCTGGCCGACCGCATGATGAAGCGTCAGCTGGCCGGGCTGGAACCCATCGTCCCGGTCGGGGAGATGCTGTGGGAGGACCGGGACCAGGCGCGCCCGCCCCGTGGCTTCTTCTCTCCGGAGCTGGACAAGTTCGGCCTGGACGGGAGGTAGACCATGCAGACCAGAAAGCGTGGCAAGAGCGGGACCAGGATCCCGGTCAGCTCCCTCTCCAGCATGCTCCTCGCCTCGGTGCGGGCCTACGCCGCGTTGGCCAAGTGGATCAACCGGCGCCCGAACCTCGGCAAGTACAAGGACTACTACATGGCTCAGACCGAGGTGAGCCGGGAAGTCCTCGAGCACCTGCAGCGGGACCTCGACGGGGTGTGCCGACCTGAGGACATGCAGGCGGTGGCGGACGCGATCCACCGCCTCTGCGCCCACTCGGTCTGGGCCAACGAACCCATCGACAAATAGTCCTTTACATCTCGTTCGTCTTGTAGTAAAGTGGTTCTATCATGGCCAAGGGGAAGGTGATAGACACGATCAAGATCCCCAGGGACAAGGCCAAGGAGTGCCGGACCCGCTCACGTGCCACGTTCGGCAAGCCCGGCCTCGGCCGGAAGACGAGCTTCAAGGACCGGAAGAAGGACGGCAACCGCAAGGCCTGCCGTCAACCACCAGAGGAGGAGTGATGCCCAAGGTAAGCTTCAGGGAATGGAAGGACCAGCTGCGCGCCATCATGCGGGAGGAGGGGGACGACGAGACGGACTTTGACGCCGCTCTCTCCAGCAACTACTGGCGCGAGGGGTACTCGCCCCGAGCTTTCTACAAGGAGATCCTGGCGGGCGACGCGGCCGACCGTCAGACCGAAGACTTCGACATCCGCTACGACCTCTAACCAAGGAGACCACGTGAAGAAGGAAATCGTACTGGGGATCGTCAAGGAGCTCGGGCTGGAGATCAAGGAGCAGGCGGCCTTCTACAAGATCCAGGGCGGGGGCAAGATCGTCTACATCGCCAAGTCCGCCGACGTCCGACGCATCGACATCTCGGGATTCACCCCGACGGAGAACCACCCGGGCATCCTGCAGATCTCGGACGAGGACGCCAAGGCGCGGAAGCTCGGCAAGGTCCGGGCGCAGGTGGACTTCTCGGCGCCCGAGGAGCACATCATCTACGCCATCCGGCTCGTGCTGACGGAGGTGCGGGTCGAGGTCGTCCGCAAGGACCGCCTCCCTTTGCTCATCCGCCGGGCGAAGGCGCTGAAGGCGCAGAAGTCCACCATCGCCACCGCCTAGCTACTTACCCCATGAGCGCAATCGACTGCATCAAGGGGCGGGAGTTCAAGAAGTACCGCTTCCACGATGCGACATGGAACGTCTCGGGATCCACGGTCACCATGAACGGGCAGCAGGAGTCTGGCTCCCTGGACTGGGGAAAGAGCCGCTACCTGAAGACGGGGAAGAACAACGAGTTCTGGGCCTTCCTCTCAGGGTCGGGGGTGACGCCCCACTACAAGGTCTTCCTCGACGAGAAGCGGGAGGGCTACGTGCCGCCCAAGGACTTCAAGTGGGTGCTCCCCATCTCGAGCGGGGAAGACGACGAGGACGACGAATGAGCCATCGGTGGAGCGGCTGGCCTGGCGCCTGGTGCCTGGACTGCGGGATGGAAGACCCGAACGAGATCTGTCTGGCGGACCACGACCACGACACGTCTCCGACGACCTGTCCCGTGGACTGGAGCAAGGTGCCGGCCGACTGTCCGGAGCCCGGGTCCAAGCGGTGTGACCCGTACGAAAGGCAAAGAGAGAAAGCCAAATGATCTGGTTCACGAGCGACATGCACTACGGGCACACCAACATCATCAAGTACGCCAACCGTCCCTTCAAGCATGTGGACGAGATGGACCAGACGATGGAGGACAACTGGCGCGCCTGTGTCCGACCCGCCGACACGGTCTATGTGCTGGGCGACTGCGCCTTCTACAAGGACCAGACCAAGACCATCAGGCTCTTCAGCCGGCTGCCCGGCACCAAGTACCTGGTCTGGGGCAACCACGACAAACACATCCGGAAGAACGCCGAGTTCCGGAAGCTCTTCGTGAAGACCGAGGACCTGCTCGACATCAAGGTTCCTGACCAGACGGCCGACGGCGGGGAGCGGAGGATCGTGCTCTGCCACTACGCCATGCGGGTCTGGAACAAGTCGCACTTCGGGTCCTACCAGCTGTACGGACACAGCCACGGATCCCTGCCCGATGACCCGCACTCCCTCTCCCTGGACGTAGGGGTAGACTGCTGGGGCTTTCAGCCCGTCACTTTCGAGCAGGTCCGGGAGCGGATGGCGAGGAAGACCTTCAAGCCGATCGACCACCACGACCGGGACCGCTACGGAAAGCAGTAGTCTTCGCTCAAAGTTGTGTACTCCAGATAGATCTGGTGTTAGAATGGATCTATCAATTGGATATGGAGACCACAATGTCGACCCTCTTTCTCCGGAACATCGAGCAGGTCGCCCTCTTCAAGATGGAGCTCTCGGGCCAGATCAGCGACGGTCACTGGGAGAACTCGCGCCCGCACGATCACTGGCAGGTCTGGTGCCGGGCGAAGGTCGTGGTCGCCCCCAAGGGCACCGCGCCGGGTCGGAACTTCTGGGCCAAGCGTGACCGCTACGGCCTGACCAGCTCCATGCTGCTCTCGATCGTCGGTGGCCGCATGCTCGGCCAGGTCCGCCTCGCCCAGCAGTTCGGGCTGGCCGGAGCCGAGGAGCTGGAAAGCTGCCTGGGCTGCGGGGAGGAAGGCGCGTTCACCCCGACCTTCGACGACCCGGCCAAGTACGCGGCGGACGGGAACGAGTACTGGGCCGAGAAGGTCTGGCGCCTCAAGAAGTTCGACCTGAAGGTCGCCGAGACCCACGCCCTCCACGGGAACTACGGGAAGCG